ATGCGCGTTCAGAGAATCACCAAGAAGTCAACCCTCGACCCGCTGCGGAAGGAGCCGCCGGACAAGCGGTTGCTGATCTGGGAATCGGAAACCCGGGGGTTCGGGGTCCGGGTGACCGAAACCGGCAAGGTAGCCTTTGTCTTCCAGTACCGTGATGCCACGGGCGCGAGTAAGCGGGTGACCATCGGTGAGTTCGGGCAACCCTGGACGGTGGATATGGCCCGTGACCGTGCGGTGGACATGCAACGCGCCGTGGCGGAGGGCCGGGACCCGAGGGAAGAGAAGAGAGAGGCACGGAACGCCCTCACCATCGGGCAGTTGGTAGACCTGTATCTGACCGAGGGACCGGCCGACCGCCCGAACAAAAAGCCTTCTTCCTGGAAACAGGACGTATCGAATCTCCGCCGGCATGTGGTGCCCCTGCTGGGCACCCAGTCCGCCCGGACCCTGACCCGGGATCAGGTGGCGCACTGGCGCAACGACGTGGCCGCAGGCAAGACCGCGGCTGACGCCGTGGTCGGCCCCCGGTCCCGATCCATCGTCCGGGGTGGACAGGGCACGGCAGCGCGCGCGTTGGCCGCGTTCGGAGCCATGATGACATGGGCCGTCGAACGCAAGCTTGTGACCGAGAACCCCGTTCGGGGGGTGGAGACCTACAAGGGAAAGAAGAAGGACCGCTTCCTGTCCGAGTCGGAAGTCGCTCGCTTGAACCGGGCCATGGTGTCCCTTGTTGACGACCTGGACATGCTCCGCCCTGCATCCGCAGATTGCTTTCGTCTTCTTATGCTAACCGGATGCCGCAAGGAAGAGATTGCCTCCCTGCGGTGGGAGTACATTGACCTTGAGCGCGGACTCCTGAATCTGCCTGATAGCAAGACAGGCGCGAAGGTAGTGGTTTTGGCGCTGCCTGCCGTGGAGATGCTGGCCGCGCTGCGGGCGCGGCGCACCGAAGCACCTTGGGTCTTTCCGGCCCGCCGGGGCGATGGGCCGATAGGTGGACTCCAAAAGGATTGGGAGGTGGTCCGGGAATGGGCCGGGGTTGAGGGTGTGCGAATCCATGACCTCCGACACTCCTTAGCATCCTTCGCTGCCGCCGACGGCGCGTCCCTGCTGCTGATCGGCAAGACGCTGGGGCACCGCCGGGCGGAGACGACGCAACGCTACGCTCACCTTGCGGATGATCCCGTGCGCCAGGTCGCCAACGCCGCCGCCGGCCGAATTTCGCGCGCCCTCACTTCAAAATCGGGGGAACACGGGGAACACGGGGAACGGGATTGATTTGAAAGGGCTTTTCCTGTTCCCCCACCGAGGGAACGCGGGGGAACACGGGGAACAGGGGCGGGACCGCCTCTCAGGCGGAAAAAACAACGCGGTTCCACACCGCGTAGTCTTGACACGGTACGAGACCGCGCTTAGTGTGCTTAGTACAAGCACGGAGGACGACCCTATGAGCAATCCCCATATGACCGACGTGCAGGCCGCGAGCTACGATAACGCAGACGTTGCGTTTGCGCTGGACCTGCACAATTTTCCCGAGTTCCGCAAGAATCTGGAGCGCATCGGCGCGACCAACATCCCTCGCATTGACGAAAACCCGGCCCGCCCCAAGTTCCGCCTTGGACATATCTATGACTACGCGCTGGTGTCCGAGTTTAGCAGGAGCATGAGCAAGGAACAGGCCGGGACTGTGGTTCGGGTCTTCTTATCCTTGATGCAGGGTCGAGCAGTCCGTCGCTTCAATGATCTTCCGGCCGAAGATCGCGAGGCAATTCACTACGACGGAAAGCGCCACGAGTACATCGAAAACAACAGTGTAAAGGCGCCCATCGACAACGGTTGGTTCGCCGACTATCCGTGGCTCGCTTTTGACGCGGAGATCTTGGATCGCTCTGACGAACGCGCCGCAAAGCCCATTCTGTGGGTTGTTCCGGGTGACACTAATTTGGCTCGCAGCGCGAACGTGTCGCTGATCGGCCCCGACATCAACGTGCCCGCCGTGTGCGACGGACTGACCGAGATGGCCCGCAAGTTCTACACCGATGCCGACGTTGTTCCGCCCGTCAATTCGCTGGTCGTTATCAACGTGACGTCGCTTCTCAGCGAGGTTGACCGGCGCCTTGGGATGCGCCTTCGCGCGAAGCGTTTGCGCGGCGCCGAGTAGGACCAGGCGCCCCCTTAGCGGGGCGCCGCCCCCTCTCCGGAGACTAATCCATGACCACTCAGGCCAACGTGCCCCCTGGGGCGCGAACCCCCGAGCTTTGCCTTCCGGCTCCGCTCCGTAAGCCGCGCCTGCGCTCGGACGAACTGTGCCAGTACCTGGAATTGGCGCATGGGATCGAACTCAAGCCGTCCACCTTGGCGACGTGGCGCTGCCGGGGCGGAGGCCCGCCGTTCGTGAAGTTCAACCGGACGCCGCTCTACCCGCGCGACTTGGCGGACACCTGGGCGAACGAAAAGCTCGGCGAGCCGATCACTAGCACTTCGGAGGGCTAGGCCATGATGAGTATCGAAGGTGGCACGTTTGTCTTCGCGCCCGAAGCTGATCCCGAACCGTTCGACCTGACCGACTACGAGACGCGCGCCTGGTTCTTCGCTGCCGGCCTTGACGCCTTCGAGCGGTGCCAGACCAATGGGATCGAGGGCCACGAGGTTCCTGCGATCCTGCGCAACCTGCACGACGCTGCCGGCTACATCGGCCGGACTGTCGTCACAACACCGGGGCACGCATAGCCATGCCCCGCGCCCCCCTGGACTTCGCCGCCATCAACCGCGCCGCCCTGTCCGCGCTGCCGGCCTTGCTGGCGCGCTGGTTGCCCGATGGCGCCCGCAACGGTGTCGAGTACGTCGCGCGGAATCCGCGTCGCTCCGACCGTCGGCCCGGATCGTTCAGCGTCAACATGCGCACCGGCCGTTGGGGCGATTTCGCCACCGGGGACAAGGGCGGGGACCCGATCAGTCTGGCCGCATACCTGCACGGAATGCGCCAAATCGAGGCCGCCCGGGCGCTGGCCGACATGTTGGGGGTTCGCCATGAGTAACAGCACCGCACGGGCGTTTGCCCCCCTGACCGACGAAGAGCACGCGACCGCGAACGATGCGCGACCGCCGAAGGGCGAAAAGACCCCGATCACTCCGGTTCCAGACGATGCGCCGAAGATGCGCTTCCGTCATCCGGCCTGGGGCGATCCCGTCGCCACATGGCCCTATCACGACGCCGACGGTCGCTTGATGGGGTTCGCCGCCCGGTTCGCGTTCGAGACCGACGGCCGGCCGGACAAGGACGTTCTGCCCCTCACCTTCTGCGACATCGGCAAGGGCAAGCGCGCATGGCGGGCCAAGAGCATCCCGGCACCGCGCCCGCTGTACCGCCTCCCTGATTTGGTGGCGCGTTCCGAGGCTCCGGTGTTGATCGTCGAGGGCGAAAAGACCGCCGAGGCCGCCGCGACCCTGTTCCCGGATATGGCGGTCACGACGCCGATGGGCGGGGGCAAGGCGCCGCACCTCACCGACTGGTCCCCGCTGGAAGGCCGGCCGGTGATCATTTGGCCGGACCATGACGACCCGGGCGCCGACTCCGCCGCGCGCGTGGCTGAACTGGCGATGGATGCCGGCGCCGCGTCGGTGCGCATCGTTCCTGTGCCCGCCGCCTTCCCGCCGAAGTGGGACTTGGCCGACCCGGGCGCCGACTCCGCCGCGCGCGTGGCTGAACTGGCGATGGATGCCGGCGCCGCGTCGGTGCGCATCGTTCCTGTGCCCGCCGCCTTCCCGCCGAAGTGGGACTTGGCCGATCCGGCACCGGAGGGTGCGGACCTGTTCGCGCTGCTGGCCGACGCCGCGCCCTGGGACCCGCCAACCGACGAAGGCGAAGATGCCCCGCCGGAAGTCGAACCAACCCGCCCGGGCTTCATGACCTATGACACCCGCACGCCCTACGGCCGGCCCGGGCTGTACTTTCACGGGTTCGGCAAAGGCGATCCGCCACCACCGACGGACACATGGGTGTGCTCGCCCATATGGGCCGACGCCATGACCGAGGGCGCCGACGGCCGCGACCATGGCCTGTTGCTGCGCTTCACCGACCCCAAGGGCCGGACGAAGGAATGGGCCGCGCCCATGTCGCTGTTGGCCGGTGACGGGTCCGACCTGCGCCGGGAGCTTCTGGACCAGGGGGTTCGGATCGACATCCAGGCGGGCCGGACGTTGTTGCCGCGCTGGATCATGAGCCGGTTCCCCGAGCGGGAGGTGATGGCCGCGACCCGGACGGGCTGGTTGTCCGACCGTTCCGCCTACATTTTGCCTCACCGTACCATCGGCGACGCGGAAGCGGTGTGGCAGGGCACCGACGCCCCCGGCACCGGCACCGCCGGCACCCTCGACGGCTGGAAGACCGAGGTGGCCGCGCGCGCCGTCGGTAATCCGCTGGCCGTGCTGGCTCTGTCCGCCGCGTTTGCGGGGCCGCTGCTGGCCCGCGTCCATCGACAAGGGGCCGGCCTGCATTTGGTCGGTGATTCCAGCACTGGCAAGTCAACGCTGCTGGATATGGCCGCGTCCGCCTGGGGCCACCCGCGCGACTTCGGCCGGTCATGGCGCACCACGTCCAACGGCTTGGAGGCCGTGGCCGCCGCCCGGAACGACGGGCTCTTGATCCTGGACGAGATCAGCGAATGCGATCCGCGAGAGGTGGGCGCCGTGGTCTATGCGCTGGGCAATGGTGCGGGCAAGACCCGCGCGACCCGCTCCGGGGGTGCCCGCCCCGTGCATCGGTGGCGCGTCGTGGCGCTGTCATCGGGGGAACGCTCCATCGCTGCCAGCATGGCGGAGGGTGGCCGGCACCAGAAGGCGGGGCAGTCCGCGCGCCTGTTGGACATCCGGTGCGATGGCCGGACGCATGGCGTCTTCGACGTGCTGAACGGCGCCCCGGACGGTCGCACACTGTCCGACGCCCTGAAGACCGTGACCGAGGATCACCACGGGCACGCCGCGCCGGCCTTCATCGAAGCCCTGTTGGCCGACGGGCAGGACCATGGTGCGCTGTTGGCCGACCTTCGGGCCGAACCGGGCTTCGCGGCCGGAGCCGAATTGGAAGGCCGGGCCGCGTCCATGCTCGCCCTGATCGCCATGGCTGGCGAGTTGGCGCGGGATTACGGAATCGTACCCTGGCCGGAGGGCGCCGCCTTGGACGCTGCGACGTTGGCCTTCGGCCTGTGGTGGGAAGGCCGGACGGAAGGGCGCCCGGAAGACGAACAGATTCTCGATGCGGTGCGGGAGTTCATCAACCGCCACGGTGACACCCGGTTCTCGGTGGTGAGCGAGACCGACACCATCCAGACCCGCGAACGCGCCGGCTGGTGGCGGGATGACCATCAGGGCCGCCGGACGTACCTGTTCACGTCCGATGCCCTGAAGGAAGCGGTGGCCGGACACGACCTGACCCGCGCCCTCGACGCACTGGATCGGGCCGAGTGGATCGCGGATCGGGACCAGGGCAAGCGGTCGAAGAAAATCCGCGTCCCGGGGCGTCCGGTCAATGTCTACGCGATCCGGCCGGAGGGATGACCGATGGCCCTGGCCCAACTGCTGGCCCGGCGCCGGGCGGAACGCGAAGAGGCCGTGGTTGACGCCCTCGCCGCCGACCTGCTGGCCCGCGCGGATCGGGCGTTCGCGGTGCTGAATCACATTGCCCAGCACGGACACGACGATGGTTCGGAGCCGTGCGTCTCGCCGGACCCGCCCCCATGACCGCCCGCCTGATCGTGACCCAGGACCGCCCCGGGGCACCGCTGGTTCTGTCCGTCTATCGCCCCGACACACCCGAGCCCGCCGCCGTAGTGCCACTGACCGCGACCCGGGCCGTCGCGCTTGCCGCCGACCTGTTGGCGCTGGCGCGGCATGAGCTTCCCTTGGGGCTGAAAAGTAAAGGCCGTCAACAGTCGTCACCGCAAATCAAAGAACAGCAAACTTAACTTCACGCGCGCGCGAACCAGTACTTGTTCTATGGTTCTTTTCTGTCCACCATGCCTATGGCTGGACAGGACAAGGCGATGTCTTTCATTCGACGCATCTTCGGTTTGGAAACTCGGTCGGGTTCGTTCGGCGAACTCGAGGCGCTGTTGCGCGAGGCCCACGAGACCGCCGCCGGCATTGCCGTTTCATCCGACGCCGCGCTGGAATACGCCCCTGTCCTGGGCGCCGTCCGGGCGATTTCCGAAAGCGTCGGGATGCTCCCGTGCCATGTGTACCGCCGGAGCGGGGACGACCGGCGCCGCGCCGATGACCATCCCCTTGAAAAGCTGCTGTCCCGTCTGCCCTGCCCCTGGACGACCGCGTACCAGTTCAAGACCGACATGACCGCCGCCCTGATCCTGGACGGTCAGGCGTTCGCGCATGTGGCCCGCGCATCGGATGGTCGGGTTCTCGAGGTGGTGCCGCTGCCCCGCAAATCGGTGACGGTCGAGACCGATCCCCAGACCCTCGAGCCGCGCTACCGCCTGAGCCTGTCGGACGGCACTCACCGCGACCTTGACCGGACGGAGGTGTTCCACCTGCGGGGCCTGGGCATCCAGCCGAACACCGGCCTGTCCCTGATCCACGCCGGCCGGCATGCCATCGGGCTTGGCATCGCCCTTGAGCGCCACGCGAGCCGTATCATGGCGCGCGGCGCCCGGCCGTCCGGTGTCGTCACCGCGCCGGAGGGGGTGAAGGGCGATGTTCTGGAACGCCTGAAGCTGTCCTTGCAACGGTTCCATGCGGGCGAGAATGCCGGCGGAACCCTGCTGTTGGAGGGCAAGGGCGCGTCGTTCACACCCCTGACGTTCAACGCGGTGGACAGTCAGTTTCAGGAAATGCGGACGTTCCAGGTGGCGGAGGTGTCGCGCATCCTTCGCGTGCCGCTGTCGCTGCTGTCGGAAATGTCGCGGGTGACGCACGCCAACGCCGAAAGCCTGGGCCGGCAATTCCTCAGCCTGACCTTGCTTCCCTACCTGCGGCTTTGGGTCGAGACCATCTACCGCGACCTTCTGACCGAAGACGAGCGCGAGGACCTGTACGCCGAACACACGACCGGCGCCCTGGAAATGGCCGACCTGGGGAGCCGCATTGACGCCTACGTCAAGGCCATCGCGGGCGGGCTGATGGAGCCTGACGAAGCCCGCGCCCGCGAGAACCTGCCCGCGCGCGGTGGCGAGGCCGCGAAGCTGCGTTTCCCCATGAACACCGAGACGGGAGGCGCGACCGATGCCTGATATCGAACTGCGCTTCGCCCCCACCCTGGGCGCCGAGGGGACCTTTCGGGGCCTCGCTTCGGCCTATGGCGTGTTGGATCAGCACGGCACCGCGTTCGGCCCCGGCGCCTTCTCCGCCTCCCTGGCCGAAACTCGCGCCGACGCCCGGAAAATCCCGCTGCTGCTGCACCACGACGCAACCCGGGTCTGTGGCGTGGTGGAGACCCTGACCGACACGCCCGCCGGGCTGGAGATCGAGGGCCGTTTTGTTCTCGATACCCGCGACGGCGCCGAGGCGCACGCCCTGGCAAAGGCCGGTGCCCTGGCCCTGTCCGTGGGCTTCAAGCGGGTGCGGGATCAGCCGCGCGCCGGGGGAGGCCGCACCATCACCACCGCCCGTCTGGCCGAGGTGTCCTGCGTGGCCGTGGCCAGCAACCCCAAAACCCGGATCACCGAAGTCCGGTCCACCGCCGCCCGCGCGGCGCAACAGAAGGAGTCCACCATGGACGCCAACACCGAGACCGCGCCGGAGACCCGGGCGGAGGATATCGAAACCACCGAGACCCGGGGCGACGATGCCCTGGAAACCCGTATGTCCGAGGTGACCAGCACCCTGACCGAGATCCGCACTGCCGTTGATGGCATGGGCCGCCGCCTGGATCGCGTCGAGGCCCGCGCCGGCCGCGCCGGGGTCACTGCTGCCCCCGCCTCCGAGGGCCAGGCCATCGAAACCCGCGCCTTCGATACCTTCATCCGCCGGGGCCGCGAGGCTCTGGGCGCCGAGGAAATCCGGTCCCTGCGAGTGGCCGACGACACCAGCGGCGGGTACCTGACCACGCCGGACTTCCGCGCCGACCTGCTGAAGGGGCTTCAGGAGATCAGCCCGATCCGCCGTCTGGCCGCCGTGACCAGCACCAGCGCGGGCGAGATCGTGCTTCCCAAGCTGACCGGCCGTCCGACCGCCGCGTGGGTCACCGAGACCGGCGCCCGTACCGGCACCGAACCCGCGTTCGGTCAGGTGCGCATCCCGGTTCACGAGGCCAGCGTCTACGTGGACGTGTCCACCCAGCTTCTGGAAGACGCAGCGATCAACGTGTCCGCCGAACTGTCCACCATGCTCGCGACGGAATACGCCCGCCTGGAAGGGGTGGCGTTCCTGTCGGGCGACGGTACCGGCAAGCCCTCGGGCATCCTGACCAGTGCCGATCTGGTGACGATGGCCAACGGGTCCACCACCGTCCTGTCGGCGGACGCCCTGATCGGCCTTCTGTACAGCCTGAAGCCGACCTACCGGGCGCGCGCAACCTGGATCATGAACCCGAGCACCATCGCCACCGTGCGCAAACTGAAGGCCAGTGACGGCCACTACCTCTGGCAGGACAGCCTTGCCGCCGGGCAGCCGGCGACGATCTTGGGCTTCCCGGTGGCCGAAGCCGCCGACATGCCGGAGATCGCCAGCGGCGCCGTTCCGGTCCTGTTCGGGGACTGGAAGACGGCCTATCGCGTCGTCACCCGCACGGGCGTTTCGATCCTGCGCGACCCCTACACCCAGGCCACCAACGGCTTGACCCGCTTTCATTCGCGGATGCGCGTGGGGGGCGCCCTGACCATGCCCGAGGCCATCACCGGCCTGAAGATGGTAACGAGCTAAGGGAGGAGCGGCGGAGACCGCCCGCCGGTTGCCGCATAGCGAGACACTCGCTCCGGGACGGAGCGGGAACAGGGGCCGACCAACGGGACGTTGCGGCCCTGACCGACGCCATCCATCGGGATGATGGGGTGTCGGTGCCCTGGCCAGGGTGCGGCGGAGGGATCCAGCCCCCTCCGCCGCCTTGGCATAGATGGAGACGAACACGCCATGCCGACCCGTCCGCCCCGCGTTTGCCCACGGTGCCGCCGGCCTGTGCCTGCGGGGCAGCGGTGCGATTGCACGCCACGCCCCACGGACCCGCGTCCGTCAGCGCATCGGCGGGGCTATGGGGTGAACTGGCGCCGACTGCGGGCGAACCTGATGCCCGAGGGTACGCGCTGTGTGCGCTGTGGTGCCCCGGCTGAACACCTGGATCACATCCGCCCGAAGCGGCTGGGCGGGACCGATGATCCGAGCAACCTGCAACCCCTGTGCGGGCGCTGTCACCGCAGTTGGAAACAGGCCATGGAGGCCCGCCATGCTGACCGTTGAGACCGCCCCGGACACCGATCTTGTGACCCTGGCCGACGCCAAGGCCGCGCTGGGCATCACCGGCACGGCGGATGATGAGTGGCTTGGCGCCCTGATCGCCCGGGCGAGCGCGGCTGTCGTGGCGTTCGTCGGCTGGCCGATCCTCGAAGGCCGCTACGCCGAGACCATCGAAACGGATGGCCGAACCCACACCATCCTGTTGAGCCGCTTCCCGATCATCACCGTGACCGGCCTTGCCCTGGACGGTGAGGACATCACGGCGGACATCGAATGGAAAGTGCAAGCTGGTGGCGGGCTGACCCTCTGGCAAAACCACCGCGCCACCCCCTGGCCCTGCGGTGCCCTGGTGGTGACCTACGCCGCCGGGCACACCACCGCGCCGGCCGACATCCAGGCCGCAACCCTCGAGCTTGTCCGCCAGTGGTCCGACCGGACCCGCGACCCGAACGTCAAGTCCACCAGCTACGCCGACAGCACCAGCGTTTCCTACGTGGTCAACCCCGCCGGCCTGCCCGCCGCCGTGCGCGACCTGCTGACCCCGCACCGCCTGCCCGGGATCGGATGACATGGACCGCCTGCGACACGCCGACGCCGTGACGGTACCAGCCCTGGTGTCGTCGCCTGCCTGGGTGCCGCTGCTGGAACACCTGAACTTGGTTCTGACCGCCCTTAGTCTGGGCATCGGGTTGGTGATCGGCCTGTTGCGTGTCTATGCGCTGATCCGCGCCTTGCGGGGGCGCCACACGTCCGGGAACGGCGAGCCATGAGGACCCCACCCCCGGGGGCGGGTCGAGAATTTCGGTCGAAGGGGTCCGGGACCGGCTGGGGGGTCACGTGCGAGATGGGCCGGAAATTGGAGGTTTTGCAGCCATGAAGGGCCGGAAGCCGAACCTGTCGGTGGTCGAGGGCGGGAAATCCGCCGGCCGGGCACCGCCGCCGCCGTCCTGGATGGCCGATCACGCGAAGGCCGAATGGAAGCGGGTCGCGCCGGAGCTTCACCGCCGGGGCCTGCTGACCGCCGAGGCCCGGGCCACCCTGGAAAGCTACTGCATCGCCGTCGGCACCGTTCGCGAGACCGAGGAAACCTTGATCCGGGAAGGTCGCACGGTCGAGGGCGAACGCGGCCCGGCCGTTCATCCGGCCTTCAAGGTGCAACAGGGGGCCATGCGCGAGGCCCGGCTTTTGGGCTCCGAACTGGCGTTGACGCCGCACCGCCAAGCCCTGCGAGGAAAGACCGATGACGACGCCAGCGACGGATGGGGCGACCTGGTGGACGGCTGACCAATGCCGCCCCGCCTGGCTGTTCGATGACAGCCCGATCCCGGACCCTCATGGGAAGGGCGCCCGGGCCGTGGCGTTCGTGGAACGCCTGACCATCACCGAGGGACCGCGCGCCGGGCAACGCCTGGGGAAGGTCTTGGCACCCTGGCAACGGCGCCTGATCCAGCGCGTCTATGGGGACACCCTGCCGGACGGTCGGCGCCGCTTCTCCGACGTGGCCGTGTGGCTCCCCAGGGGCAACGGCAAAACCACGCTGATTGCCGCGCTGGGGCTGTTGCACCTGCTGGGGCCGGAACGCGACGCCGCCGGGCAAGTGGTGGTCGCGGCCGCCGACCGGGGGCAAGCGTCCATCGGCTTCGGGCACGCGAAGCGGTACGTCGAGGCCGACCGCACCCTGTCCCGGATCGTTCGCGCAGTGGAATCCCAGAAGGAGTTGCACCACGGCAAATCCGGGTCCGTGCTGAAGGCCATTTCCCATGAGAGCTACACCAAGCACGGGCTCAACATCTCCCTGCTGATCGGGGACGAAATCCACGCATGGCCGGCGCATTCGGGCCGCGAACTCTGGCGCGTGCTGCGGACCAGCATGGGCAAGCGGGCCGATCCCCTGACCATCACCATTTCGACCGCTGGCGTGGGCCGGAACACGCTCGCCTGGGATCGCTGGCAGCATTCCCACGCGGTGGCGAAGGGCGAGCGCGACGACGAGTCCTTTTTACCGGTGATCTTTGCCGCCCCGGACCCGCCCGAGGGCGAAGACCTTCCCTGGCAGGACGAAGCCCTGTGGCACGCGCTCAATCCAGCCTTGGGCGCGTTCCTGTACCTGGACGAACTGCGCAAACTGGCGCGTCAGGCCGCGCCGCTGCCCCACGAGGTGGAAGGCTGGCAACAACTGCACCTGAACCGCTGGATTGACGGCAGCGTGGCCGGGTGGGTGGCGATGACGTCATGGGATCGCGGGTCCGACCCTGTGGACCTGGACGCGCTCGAGGGCCGCTCGGCCTGGATCGGCGTTGACCTGTCCAGCACCACCGACTTGACGGCCGTGGTGCTGGCCCTGCCCGACGATGACGGCGGGGTGGACGTGGTGCCGTTCTGCGTCGTCCCGGCCGACACCATGCGCCGCCGGGCGGAGGTGGACGGGGTGCCGTATCCCACATGGGCGGACACCGGCCTTCTGACCGCGACCCCGGGCAATGTGGTGGATTACGGCGCCGTCGAAGCCTGCATCATCGACCTGTGCGAACGGTTCGACGTCCGAGAAGTCGCCATGGACCAGTGGAACGCCACGGGCTCCATCACCCGCCTGCAAGAGGCCGGGGTTCCGGTGACCACCCACCGTCAGGGCTTCGTGTCCATGAGCCCGCCCATGAAGGACACGGAACGGCTGATCCTGTCCGGCAAGCTGCGCCACGGCGGACACCCGGTGTTGCGCTGGTGCGTGGGCAATGTGGTCCCGGACAAGGACCCGGCCGGCAACATCAAGCCGTCCAAGGCCCGGGCGAAGGAGCGAATCGACGCCGCAACCGCGCTCATCATGGCCGTGGGCCGCGCCGTGGCCGGCGAAGGCGCGCGTTCGATCTACAACGACGAATCCGCCCGCCCGGACGGCTTCCTGATCCTGTAGGGGGTGACGATGACACCGGACCTGAAGACGCCCTTCCGCCTGCTGGGACAGGCCGCCGTGTACAGCCCGACCGCCGGCGCCCCGGTGGCGTGCCAAGCCATGCCCGTTGGCGGAGGGCAGGTGTTCACCGTGGGCCGCGTCCAGTTCACGGCCGAGCGGCCGTTGTTCCACGTTCGCAGGGCGGAGGTGTCACCTGCTGCCGGTGGCGTGCTGACGGTGGATGGCACCGCGCACCCTGTCCAGGCCGTCGAGCCCGTCGAGGGCGATCCCCGTGGGCTTCTGTGGCAGGTGGTGCCCGCTTGGGGCGCGCTGTTCGATTGGACCACCCCGGGCAGCGGCGGGGGCAGTCCTTACGATCCCGTCGGGGACACCGTGACGCTGACGGCGCGGGCCGCGAGCGCGGGGGCAACCACTGTGACGCTGGTTGCGTCCACCTGGACATCCGGGCGCGTCCGCGACGGTGACACGCTCACGATCGAGGGCACGGATTACACTGTCACGGGCGACGTGCCCTTGAGCCTGGATGGTCAGTCGTATGTGTTCGCCAACGTGCCGATCACACCGGGCCTGAGCGCGGCCCTGAGCGGTGGCGAATCCGTGACCTACCTTCCGGCCGGGGGCAGCAACGCGCGCCTCGTGCGGGCCGCCGTGGCGGACTACGAGGCCAGCGAGATCATGGCCGGAATCCTGACCGGCGACCGCCGGCTTGTCGTGCGGGCCGGCGATATCAACCCAGCGCCCACCACCAGCGACACGGTGGAGATCGACGGCACCGACTGGTCCGTCGTTTCGGTCGAGGCCATTCATGTCGGCGCCGACGTGGTGGCGTGGGTGTGCCAATTAAGGCGATGACCGTTGAAATAATACCGCCTTGCGTTGACAATAGATGCACCGAGAATTATTAATAAAAAATTTCGCCCCTAGAGTGAACTAGGGGCGAATTTAGAATACCTTTCGGTGCCAAGAGCTAAATTTTTCACTCCTCGGCGCCACGCGGAGATGAAATCAAGTAGCCATAGCGGTATTCTTGTTTCTGATCACCGAAGAAAACTCAGAGCTATATGACTCTTTTCTTCTTATATTGCGAAGTATAATTTCCTTTTTCCAGGTTTCTAGTTTTTCGAACTTCTCCTTTTCCCTCTCGATTCTTCTGAGAATTTCGGAATCCTGCATGTCCCTTACTCCTGATTGGGGCGTATTTTTGCTCTTAATTCTTCGAGGTTGATCCTATCCGTAAGAGAACTATAGGCGTTCTCCATCGCGAGATAGCTGTAGCCTGCAACTACCCCTTTTGGACTATGCTCTCTCGGACGCCAAATAACCGAATAACCCTGTTCGTCTTTCCGCTTTTCCGCTGCGAACAAACGAAAATACAGTTGAGGTGCTACACCCCGGAACGGCTCGAACGAAACCGCCGCGGGATGGTCGCCCCCTTCCCCATCAACAACGGTTGAAGCCCGGTACAAGTCCTTCGTCATGCTTTTGGGATAGGGTTCGATATAGACAACTCGGCGGACGCCGGATCCTATAATGTGCCTGGCGCACATATGACATGGAAAGGTTGTGCAATACAATGTGCCACCGAAAACGGCCACACCCCTTCGGGCCGCCTCAATGATCGCATTCATTTCAGCGTGAACAATCCTTCCAAACTCAATCAAACTTCGAATCCGAGTCCCCTTAAGGGCTTCCTTGTATTCACCATACACTAAATTTATCGTAATTTCATCGTCGCTGCAACTTTCTGGGATATTTAGCAAATTCAAACGCCGCAGTCCGGACACTATTTCTTTAACGATGTCATTCCTTATAACTGCATTTGCATCGCGGCCATGACGAAAGTCACGGTCATCATATTTTTCCGCATCGCCGTCCCAAAACACACCTCCACCAGATGCAGGCACCTCATTGCATCCAGAAGAAATGTGATCACCCTCACAACTAGTCAGAACTGCCCCAACTTGTCGTGACAAATCTGCCGAGCGGAGCGCAACCGCCCTAGCATGAAACATCCAGTATTCATCCTTTTGGGGAGTTATAAATGGGCTTCCAAATATAAGATCGACAAATCTCTGAACTTGATCATCAATATCGGCACTAGATGAGATAAAAAAATCTGCTTCCGGAAAAGCGTTTCTAACATCTTGCTGATAATCACCCCCTCTATGTTCATCAATTTCAATAATTTCTTTTGCCTTTTGTTCAAAATCACCGTCAGCGAGTGACAGATGTGACTTCGCTATCCTCTTTTTAAGGTTTTCAAGACGAATCTGCCTTGTTGTATACACTGAAATCGCAAAAAAAGCCGAACCGTACACGTCCCGAAGAGCCCGCACTTCTTCGGGGTGCTTTAACGAATCGAAAATATATGCAGTTGCATCTGCCGGCTGCCCCTCAGGCGTTCCAGCTTCTTCTCTGTAACTCGCGAGCAGCGGGAGAACGTAGAACAGGATCGCTTCACCTGTCTTAGCAGCGTCCCGTATTCGATCGCCCCCGTCGATTAGGGTGCGAATTCGCACCTCTTCATGGTTCATGCTCGGGTAACTGGCCTCGGCAACCCCGCACACTTCAGCGATGACGTCACTGTGTGACTAGGCATGAGGTATGAGACAACCGGGATACGGTGGGATTGACCGGAATATATTGGGATACAAAGAAAAATTGGGCTCTCCGTAAAATTTGGTTTGAGACGGGGGCCCTGATCTGAATCCTGGTTTTGGTAGAGATTTGAGACACGGCGGGCGATGCGATCCCCCGCCGTTTTTTTGTGTCTCGGTGTGCGTATCTGAGGTTGATATACACGTCTTGATGTATACATTTTATGGGCATTAAAAGGGCGAACAACCCTCAGGCCGAGTGTTTACCGGCCTTGGAGGCCGTCGGCACCGCCACGAGTTCCCGACGGAGTTGCTGAAGCCCCATGCGGATGGCGGCGCGGCGGGCGGGTTCGGGGTCCGGATCGCCTTCGGTGGCCGCCATCACATCAGCGTAGAGGCGGCCGGCCATTTCCCCGGCCGACCGGTCGTCGATGCGGGCATTGACGTCCCGATACACGGCCCTAACCCCTTCAAAGCATAGCCCTAATAGGTGTCCATCCAGCGGTGGGCCGCTTTGCGGAACAGGCGCGGGCTCCGGTGTTACCGGGGCAGGAGCGCCCGCCTCTTCCTGGTCGCGGCGCATTGGGCCTTGGCCCGTAGCGAGCCAATCCAAGCTGATGCCATGGGGAGATGCTAGGCGCGCCAGGGTCTCAAAGGGCGGGCGGCTGGTTCCCTTAGCATAAGCGATCAGCTGGTCCGTGGATTTGCCAGCGGCTTCAGCGGCAGATGTCCGGTCTGGATACAGATCGAGCACCTTGGATATGCGGCTTCCCAGATTCGAGATCAAAGTGGGAACGCTGATCTGATCCGTCATGAGAAATTCCCATTTTTCATAAGATATTGGTTTTTCTTGTATTTTTATCTCTCCGGACATATCCGCCCCGAAAGCGAACCGGGAACGGAAATATGCGTCACAAGAACCCGGAAAAATCAGTTGCTATACCGTAAATCTCCGGCTACCCTTCTCCCGTTCGTCAAAACCAACCTCCATTTTTTCCGGCCCGATGGGGCCGGATTAACAAGGAAAGGGTACCCGGTGCCGCGCCAGCGAGAAGACCTCCCCCCGGAGACCATCCGCCATCTGTTGAACCGTCGAGGACTGACCTTTGCGGACGTGGACCGGATGAACGGTCTGGCCGAGGGGTCGGCCCGCAAGGCGGCCCGCTACCCGATGTGGGCCGGTGAACTGGCGATTGCCGAGGTCCTGGGGCGATCTCCCCGCGAACTATGGCCGTCCCGCTATCAGCCGGACGGCAGCCGCAAGCGGCCGATCCCGATGGACCTGTACCGGAACCCGCCGCGTCTGCGACCGGCCCCTTCATCTTCGAAATCTACACGGACCGCCGAGCGCGGTCAGCGGCAAAAGGAGCGCGTGGCATGAGCATCGGCGCGCTCCCCCTTGATGGAGATTCCCATGCCCAAACCTACTCAGCTTCCGTTGCTGCTGGTGACCTTTCCCGACGGCAGCGTGGCCGCGTTCCCGGTCCATACCGAGGCGGTGGGGAAATTCTCGGTCGACCTGACGGGGCCGGACGGCGTGGCGGTTGGGGACAGCGCAGCCGGTCGGTGGGGGCGCGACCTGCTGACCCCCGCCCCGGGTGTTTCGGTACACCTGGACTTCTAGCCCTCACCCATCACGACCTGGGGCCGGGCGACTCTGCATCGCACTGGGCGCCCGTCCGCTTTTTGAGGAGTGCATGCCATGCGTGATCGTGCCGACCGCCGCACGCTGGATCTACTGGCCTGGGAGCCCCCCGAAGTGGTGCGCGCCTTTCCGGTCGAGCATGTGCGCGCCGCATCGATGCGCGCGCAAATCAGCAAAGCGGTCGCGGCGGTATTGAGGGATTGCGAGACGTCCCGCGAAGACATTGCGACATCCATGTCGGACTACCTGGGCGAGGCGGTGCCGAAGACGGCGCTGGACGGCTACGCCAGCGAGGCGCGCGAAGACCATACGATCAGCGTCGTTCGATTGATGGCCTTGGTTCATGCGACCGAAGACGTGCGTCTTCTTCAGCTTTTGGCCGAATCATTCGGCTATGTCGTGGTCGATGCCAAGCACCGTGACGCCATTGAGGAGGTCATCGACCTCGATCGTCGCGACGAGGTAACCGAATATCTGGAGCGGCTGGAGCAGCGGATTGACGCCCGGCGACGGCGGCGGCGCGGAGGGTCGCACCGATGACCACGGTGCGTCTTCCGTCCACGGCCCTTGCGTCCGATGCGACTTGGTACACGGCCGACGAGTTGGCGGCGCTGAAGTTGCCGGGCCTGCCTACGACCAAGCGGGGCGTCAATCTGGTAGCTGCCCGTGAAACCTGGTCACACCGGCCGCGCAAGGGCCGGGGCGGGGGCCGGGAATATCCGGTATCGGCGCTTCCGGACAAAGCCCGCGCGGCCCTGGCGCGGCGCGCGCTGGCGGCGGAGGCCCCCGCCCCGGCGGTGGTGGCGGCGGACCGAGGACAGCGCGACCCGGCGGACCTGAAGGATACCGCGCGGTCTTGCATGGATGCACGGGCGGCCTTGTGCGCCGAAATCGATCGGCTGTGCCTGGAATACGGGCTGAGCCAACGCCAAGCGGTGTTGGCGCTGGTCGATCAGGCCAAAGCGGGCACCCTGGCGGAGCATCTGGCGCGGATGGTGCCCCAGGCCAACGCACGGGGCGGAAAAACCGGGGCGCGGACATTGTCGCGGCCGACCCTTTCGCGCTGGCTGGCGGCGCGGGCGGTGGGCGACGTCACGGCCTTGGCCCCGGCGGAAGAGCAGCCGCGCGAGCTGGCGCCGTGGGTTTATCCCCTGATGAAGCTGTATCACCGGCCGCAAAAGCCCTCCATCGCCGCCTGTCTGGACTGGTGGCCGGAGGATGCCCCGGTTCCGGCGCCGTCCTATGACCAAGCGCGGCGGTTCATCCGCAGCTTGGGCGCGGTGGCCAAGAACAAGGGCCGGGTCGGGCCGCGCGACCTGAAGCGGTTGCGCGCGCTGCTGATCCGCACTTTCGATCACCTGTTGCCCGGCGACGTCTACACGGCGGACGGCCATTGCCATGACCGGGAAATCGCCCACCCGCTGACCGGCAAGCCGTTCCGCCCGGAAATCATCGGCGTGGTGGACGTGGCCACGCGGCTGTGGGTGGGGTGGTCGGCCTGGACGGCGGAATCCGAATGGCTGGTGAGCGCCGCCTTGCGGGTGGCGGTGATCGAGCATGGCGTTCCGGCGATTTGGTACGTGGACAACGGATGCGGCTTCAAGAACCGCGCCCACAATGATCCCGTCACGGGCCTGATGGCCCGGTTGGGAATCACCCTCAAGCACTCGATCCCCTACAACTCCCAGGCCCGTGGCGTCATCGAGCGTTTCCATCAGACTGCCTTGATCCGCCCGGCGCGGCAATCCATGGCCTATGTCGGCCACGATATGGACCGCGAGGCCCGTCACCTGGCGTTCAAGGCCGGGCGGAAGGACATTAAAACCTTCGGCCACAGCCCGGTCGTTCAGCCGTGGGACGCGTTCCTGAGCGAAGTGGAAGCGTGGCGCGCGGATTACAATACTCGTCCGCACTCCGCCTTGCCGCGCACCCGCGACCCCGAAACCGGCAAGATGCGGCGACGGTCCCCGGCGGAACAGTGGGAGGCGTTGAGCCAAGAGGCCGAAGCCCTGGGCGTTGCCCCGGTGCGGCTGTCGGCCGAGGAGGCGCGCGACCTGTTCCGGCCGCACGAACTGCGCACGGTGCGGCGCGCCTGGGTGCATCTGCACAGCCGCAAGTATTTCAGCCAGACGCTGGATGATTTGGACCTGCACGGCCAAGAGGTTCGCGTGGAATACGATCCGCGCGACATGGGCCGGGTGTGGGTGCGGGACCTTGAGGGGCGGTTGATCTGCGAGGCGGCCGAAAACGGTAACGCTCGCCCGTACTTCAACGATGACGATGTGTTGGCCGCCCGCGAGCGCCGCGCCACGGCAGCGGAGGCCTTGCCGATTCGCGACGAAAGCGCGGTGCCGCATCTGCTGGCCGAGTCCCCGGTGCCCGCCCCCCGTCAACTCACTGCCGACGAACAGGCCGCGAAGGCCCGGTTGGCGGCGGAGATGGCGGCGGACCGGGCGGCCCCCACCAAACCCGAAACCCCGAAAGACCGCTGGTGGACGGCGCGGCAAACGCTGGACGCGCACGCGGCCGGACGACCGGTGGACGCCGACGCCCTGCGTTGGGCGCAGGGGTACGCCGGGACGCCCGAGTACCGGTCCCACGAAGGGCTTTATGAGGATTTCGGAGAGATCTACCTGCGCGGCCTGCCCGGAATGACGGCCGCCGCCGGATAGGAACGGTCCGCACGGGGTGGCACCCCCGACGCGAACCCACAATGGACACACGAGGAGACCATGACCGCACACAGGATCGAAGTCAATGCCACCACCGCACCGCTCACCAATGTGGCGTTGTTCGGCGGGTTGGTGGATCGATTGATCAACCGCCCGCGTCACCTGCCCGGGATCGGTTTGTTTTATGGGTTCAGCGGGTTGGGAAAGACCTGGTCGGCCACCCATGCCGCCCATCGCACCCGCGCCCGCTATATCGAGTGCGGCGAAAGCTGGACCAAGGGCAAATTTTTGAAAGCCTTGGCGATCGAGGTCGGCGTGGAGCCGCGCGGCACGGCCGCCGACTTGGTCGAACGCATCATCATGGCTTGCGAAAGCCAGGATCGGCCGATCCTGATCGATGAGGCCGATCACATCGTGCGCAAGGGCTTTATCGAAACGGTGCGCGAGATCGCCGACAAGTCCGGGGTGCCCATCATCCTGATCGGGGAGGAACAGCTTGCGGCGGCCATCGCCGCGCGGTCCGAACGCTGCCACAACCGGGTTTTGTCGGCGGTCGCCGCCCAGTTGGTAACGGCCGATGACGTCGCCTTGGTGGCGGGCTTGTATTATCCGCGTCTCGACATCGCCATGGATCTGATCGAGCGGATCACGACGGAAAGCGCCGGACGCATCCGGCGCGTGGTGGTCAACCTGCACCGGGTCGCGGAGACCGCTGCAACCGAGGGCTGGGACGGCGCCCCGGCGCCGATCACCCTGGTCAAGTGGGGCGATCGCCCTTTGTACACCAATGCCGTCCCGGCCCTGCGGGCGGCGGAGCGTCTGCCCAGCCGGGCGGGAGGCCGCCGATGAGCCGGTTGCCTTGCCATGTCGAAGCGGCCTTGCGGGTGAGGGTGAAGCGCGGTCACCAGGGTGTTTGGGACGCCATTCGGGACCGGCGCGGGGAGGCTTGGACCCTGCGCGAGATCTGGCTTGCCACGGCGACGTACAGCGTCGAGGCCGTTCGCGACTACGTGCACCGTCTGGCCTTGGCCGGGTATGTGGACCGCGTGGGCGCGGCCACTTTTACAGGCGCGCAAGCGATCCCCTGGCGCCTGATCCGCGACGCCGGGCCGGAGGCGCCGCGCCTGCGCCGGGACGGCTCCGAGGTTCCGCCGACGGCGCAGGAGGCCATGTGGCGCACGCTGCGCATGATCGGCCGCGACGGCGTAACCGCCGATGATCTGGTGGTGATGGCCTCGACGGAGACTACCGCCGTCGCCCGCACCTCGGCGAACCGCTATCTGCAGGCGCTGGCCCGCGCCGGATATCTGCGGGTTTTGGAAGAGGGCAAGCCCGGCCACGGGAAGCAAGGCGCCGCGTTGGCTCGCTATGCCCTGCGCGCCGGACGTAATAGCGGCCCGGCGGCGCCGATGATCGCCCGCATCACCCACGCCGTGTGGGACCCGAACCTTAATCAGTGGGCCGAGGGCGCCGAGGCCGACGTCTCCGGTGCGGGAGGCGGTCATGGGTGACGCCGCGACGCTCCCGCCCGCCGAGGGCCGGGCCATGACCCGCGCCCGCACCGCCTGGGGCGACGTCCTGCCCGATGCCGTGCACGCCCTGGCCATGGCCTGTGACGCGGAAAGTCAGGCCCGCGTTGCGGCGCGCATCCTGCGTCGCGACGGGCGCGGATCGTACAGCGCCGCCGTCATCAATCAGGTGTTGGGCCGGGCCTATCCCGGCGACATGGACGCGGTGTTGGCCGCCGTGACCGCCGCCCTGATCCCCGATCAAGTGCCGTGCCCCGGCCTGGGCGAGGCCATCGGCGCCGCCGATTGCTGGGACTGGCAGACCAAGGCGCGGAGCCCGGCCGTCGCCACGTCCAGCCATCGCATGCGCATGCGGCGCGCCTGTCAGGCGTGCGCGCGCTTTCACGAGGAGGAGGACCGCCGATGCTGAGTCATGACCTGACAAATCTGCGGATGCATTGGCTGGGCGTGTTGCGCGGCGACGTGCCGCCCCCCGGCCCGGAGAGAATCGCCGATCTGGTGAACGGTCTCGGCGACTGCATCGCCCAGGCGGAGGCTCTGGAACGCGGCATCGTGCCGCAGACCTTGCCGCTCGTCACGGATCGCGACGAGCGCTCCGCTCGGGATGTGGTGCGGCAGTGGTTGGACGATCTCCCGACCGATCGACGCCGACATGCCGAAGCGGTGATGGACGCCGTAACGACGGCCTGCCGGGCCCACCTGGATGATTCCGCAGCCCCCGCCCCTCGGGCGTCCCGGCGGCGCAAACGCACGGAGGGCACGGCATGAAAACGTATATCCCCGATCGTCCGCCGATGGACGCGGAGGTTGCGCTGACGTTGCCGTCGGGCGCCGTCTTGCGTGGTCGTCTGAAGACGGCGCGCACCCTGGTCGGCGGGCGCGAGGTCTGGGCGCTGGCGGGGCCGCCTCCCGGAGGCACCGGATGATCGCCCGCCTGCTGGCGACCGGCGCCTTGGTGCCGGCTCCGCCCAGGCGGCGGCCGGGCCTGTTTCAAATCCTGTTTAAACGCCTTTGGAGGGCTTTTCGATGACGGTTCAAATCCCTGAGATCACCCTTCCGGCGCCGCCGGTCACACCGCCCGACGGGTTCGTGATGGATGCCAAGGGACACATGATCCCGCAGGCTGCCGTCAAGCCGCACCAACAGCTTGAAGATCAGATGGTGCGCAAGGTTTTGGGCTTCGCGGCGGACCTGGCCAATCAAATTCGTCGCTTCAAGGGACATGTGTTCGACGACGCCAACAGCTACATGACGTTGGCAGCCGAGGAATACGGCGCCACCAAGCGCGGCGCCCGGGGGAAGGGCAACGTGACCTTCACCACCGTCGACGGCCTGATGAAATTCCAAATCGCGGTCGCCGACCGACTGACCTTCGGGCCGGAGCTTCAAATTGCGCGCGACCTGTTCGACGCCTGCATCGCCGATTGGGCCGAAGGCGCGCGTGCGGAACTGCGCGCCCTGGTGGACAGCGCCTTCCAAGCCGACAAGGAGGGACAGGTCTCGCGAGATGCCGTTTTCCGTCTGCTGCGCCTGGAGTTCGACGACGACCGCTGGCGCAAGGGGCAGGACGCCATTCGCGACAGCATCCGCGTTATCGGTTCGAAGGCTTACGCCCGCTTTTACATCCGCGACGATCAACAGGCCGCATGGCGTGCGGTTCCGATCGATCTGGCGGCGGCATAGGGGGAGGGACGCGTCATGAAAGCCCCGGTCAAACTGACGCGGCGACAGGACGCGGCGTGGGCGGCTTTTTGGGCCGCGTACCCGCGCAAGGAAGGCAAGGCCGCCGCCCGCGACGTATTTGCCATCCTGACGGCCGAGGGCCCGGCCGGCGGTGTCGATCCGGACTTTCTGGTTCGTGCGGCCGAGCGGTACGCCGACCAGTGCCGCGAACGTCGCCTGGAGGTGGTCTATGTGGCCCACGCCAAGACCTGGCTGCGCCAGCGGCGGTTCGAGGACGAAGCGTTCCAGGACCCGCCTGAAAGCGCGGAGCCCGACACGCTGCCCGTGGACATCGGCCCCACCGGTCAATGGTGGCCGATCCTGGCGGCGGCCGGGATGGATCGCGACGCCTGGGACCGATGGCTGGCGCCGTGCCGGATCACCGGCACACTCGACGGTGACGTCACCATCGCCGCCCCCTCCGCCTTCCACCGCGATTGGCTGCGCACCCGTTTGGACGATGTGCTGCGCACCGCATTTGGTCGCCGCGTCACGGTCGAGGTGATGTGATGGCACGTCGTCGCATGCCCCGGCGGGGACAATGCCTACCGCCGCATGACGCTCTGCCTCTGGCTCAGGTCCTGAGCCCGGGGTTGCATGCCACGCTGTTGGGCGATGGCTTCACGCTGACGCCCACGGTGCGGCCCTACTTGCGCACCGACGGCCATGTGTCCATCCGGCTGGTCTGGCGGTGCCGGCACCGAGGCGATAGCGCCAGCGTCAGCATTACCCATGTGGTGACCGTGGACGGGAGGTCGGGGCCATGACCGACCGCGCCGCCCGCCTGCGCGCCGTCCATGCCGGAGCGCGCGAGGTGGGTTTGTCCGACGACGCCCGCCGCGACCTGATGGCGCGCATCACCGGCTGCCGGTCCGCCAAGGACATGACGGAGGCCCAGCTTGGCGCGGTGCTGGCGGAATACGACCGCCTGCGCGGCCGGCCCGGCAAAAGCGGAGCCCGTAAGTTCCGCCCCGCCGCCAATCCCCTGGCTCGCAAAGTCCATGCGCAATGGGGCGAATTGTGCCGGCGCGGCGCCGTGTGTGCCAAATCGGCCGCCGATCGCCGCCAAGCCCTGCGCACGTGGTGCGGGCGCCAGCTGCAGCCGGGCGCGACCGTGCTGCTCGACCCCGACCTGCTGGCCGATGAGGACCTGACGATCTTGGTCGAGAGCCTGAAAAAGTGGCTCGCACGGTTGGAGGCCGCCGAGGCCCGGGAAGAGTAACATGGACCGCCCCACCTTCACCAAGCTGCGCGAGCGCTACGGTCCCATCCCGGCGGTGTTGCTGCCCGTGGTAGACGTGGCGGGCGAAGAGGCCATGCTGCGTCTGGTGCATGAACGGGGCGGCTTGGACGTGACCGTACCGGCACCGGAGCGCATCGCCGGGTCGGAACTCCACCAGGCTCTGGGTGTCCCCGTCGAGGTGGCGGCGGTCGTGGCGCGGCGGCTGCGCGATCGCCACGGTCTGGGAATCACGGTGCCGCGCATGACCGGCTGGCTGAACCGGTTGCGCACGGCCCGTATTGTCGCGTTGCGGGCGGATGGTCTGCGCATCCAGGATATCGCGCAAAAGCTCGGCGTAACCGAGCGCACGGTGTATCTCGCCTTGGCTCGCCATCGAGAGCAGGCCCCGGATGACCGCCAACTGGATCTGTTCGGCCCACCGGCAGCCTGAACCCCTTCAGGGGGACCCCTGGCCGGCGGTAGACGCATGGTGATCTCACGCTCCACCGAGACGTGAGGGAGGCCATCATGTCCGTGCCCGACACCATCCAACCCCACGATCATTTTCCCGAAGCGCTCGCGCATATTCTGCGTCACGAGGGCGGCTATGTAGATCACCCGTCCGACCCGGGCGGCGCCAGCAAATACGGGATGAGCCTACGGACCCTGCGCGCCCAGGGAGACGCCGACCTGGACGGCGTCCTGGATTGGGATTTGGACAAGGACGGCGATATCGACGCCGCCGATATCCGCGCTCTCACGCCGGAGCACGCCGCCGCCTATTACCGTAAACGGTGGTGGGACCGCTACGGCCTCGGCCTGATCCGCTCCGCTCCGGTCGCCGTCAAGATCATGGACATGGCCGTCAATATTGGGGCGCGCCGGGCCGTGCTGATCGCCCAGCAAGCCGCATGCGGGTGCGGGCGCCCCGTCACCCTGGACGGGGTTCTCGGGCCCGTTACCGCCGCCGCTCTGGACGCGTGCCCGGTTGACGACGTGCGCCACCGCGTTTGCCGTCTGCAGCGCGCGTTCTATCGCGACCTGATCGAAGACCGTCCCCGCCTCGCCGTGTTCGAGCGCGGCTGGATGACGCGCGCCGCGTTCTGGCCCGAGGAGGACTGAGTCATGCGCATGACCTGGACCAAGGGGGGCGTCATCGTCGCCGTGGTGGTGATCTCGGCCCTGACCGCCGGTGTGCTCTCCGGCGCCATGCCTTTAGACGCTGCGCTCAATGCCGGACGTTGGTTGTTGGTGCCGGGAGGGTGATTCGATGCCGGCTCTGACGAAGAAATGCGCAATCGCCGCCTCTCTGATCGCCATGACCATGGCCCTGGCTGCCTGTGCCAACACCCTCGCCGATCAATGGCTTGGCGCGGTCGATACGACGCCGAAGCGCATCTATCGCGCCGCCGGCGCCTACGGTGTGATCGCCGGATTAGCCTGCGAATACGTGCAGACGCCAACGGCTCTTCCGGGCGCGTCGGCCCGGCTCGCTCAGGCCGGCGCCGCCGCCTATGACGCCGTGGTGAACGCGCGGGCCTACGCGGCTTTTGATGATGATGCGATCGCCGGATTGGCCTCGTTGTCCGGCCTCCTGACCGGGCTGGCCGCGCAGACCCTGGAGGTTAGCGTGGATGCACCGGATATGGATGTCGGCGGACTGACGGGATACGCGGTCGAACGCGCGCTCCAGGTGGCCGTCGGATATGCGCACTTGCGCACGACGCTGGCGGGCCTCAAGGCCGATCTGGCGGCGATGGTCGCCGAAGGTCGCGATCCGACCGAAACCCAGTGGACCGACGTGATGGAGGCCGCCCAGACAGCCCGGGACTGCCTAACGGCGGCGGGAGAGGCGTCATGACGGCGTTGCATACCGCCGGTGATGCGGTGCTGGCCGGGCTCTGTTCGGCGGTTTACGAGCGTGAGCGCCGAGTGCGTGAAGCGGCGATCGGGCGCTTGGGGTGTTTTGTCCTGGGCTGGATCGAATGGGCAGGGTCCGAGGTGGCGCTGGTCGCCGTTCCGGCTCACGACGCGTTCGCCCTGGTGTTTCGGGGGACTGAGGTGTCCGCATGGCAATGGCGCGATATCGCCGCCAATCTGGGCATTCCCTCTCCCTGGGTCGGTCCGGGGAAAGCTCATACCGGCTATGGCCGCCAACTCAATCGCGTGCTGGTGCGGGTCATGGGGTGCCTCATGACAGGGTGTATGCGCCCCCGGCGCGGCTACATTCTGACGGGGCACAGCATGGGCGGTGCGCTGGCCACGCTGGCCGCAAGCTTGGGCTGCTGGGCGCAGGTCGTCGGCGCCCAACGCCCCCAGGCCCTGGTGACTTTCGGCGCACCCAAATCGCTCGATCAGACCGGGGGCGACGCCATCACCTGTCCCGTGCGCCGTTATGCGGTGGACGGCGATCCGGCGCCGCTGTGGCCGCCGGTCCCCGGCTTGACGCACCCCGGCCCGGCGATCCGGTTGCCCGCACCGCCTTGGGATTGGCGCCGCGTCCCTCGGGGTCTTTGGCCGCTGAGGCACCATGACGTAGACACCTACGCCGAGGCTCTGGCGGTGCCCCATGGATAACGCCGATATCGCCGCCGACCTGATCGAGCGCCGCCGGGCCGAAGCCCTGGCCCGCCACGCCGACCGCGCCGCCCGTCCGCGCCAGATGTCGCGGACCCCGGCCGATCGGTGCGCCGGATGCGGGTGCGTCATTCCGGCCGCGCGCCGGGCGGCCCATCCCGGCGCCACGCGCTGCGCCGCCTGTCAGGCCGCCGCCGAGGTGCGGGCGGCACGCAAACGGCGGACAGGAGGATGATGTGGACTGGATGCGATTTGCAGACTGGGCCGTCGGCCTGGGGGCCTGGGCCGGTCTTGCGGCGACCGCCATCGTCGGCATCGTCCTGTGGCGGATGTGGCCGGTGTTCACGCCCCGCCGAGACGTCGACGCCCTGCGCGCCGACGTCCTCGATCACGGACGACGTCTGGACCGGGGCGATGCACGGTTCCAGCGTCTGGAAAGTCACATGGAAGGACTGCCCAGACACACCGATCTGACGGCTCTTACCACCATGGTCGGCGAAGTCTCGGCACAGACGCGGGAAGTCGCCGCCCGTCTGGACGGTCTGGCGCATCTGACGACACGTCTCGACCGGAGCCTTGATCTGCTGACGGAAAACGAGTTGGCGCGCGGGCGTAAGGAGGGCGGACCGTCATGAGCACTCTGGACGATCTGATGCGCGAAGATCGGCGCTTGGTGATCCTGCGGACCCTGGCGGAGGATGTGGATTACCGCCTGAACACCAGCATCCTGCACGGCGTGGTCGATCGGTTTGGTCACGGGGTCTCGCGCGACGTGATCGAAGGCGACGTAGCTTGGCTGACCGAAAACGGCCTGGTGACGGCGGAGACCCTGGGCGACGGCCGGGTGACCGTGGTCACCCTGACCGGGCGCGGACTGGATGTGGCCCAGGGACACGCCCGCCATCCGGGCGTCAAACGCCCCCGGCCGGGGGGCTGAGATGGGGCGGAAGAGTTCTATCCGCCGCCTGCCGGCCGAGGTACGCCAGGAGATCGACCGCCTGTTGGGTGCCGAACATACCCTGGACGAAATCCTCACCCACCTGCGGAGCATGGGTTCGACCACCGTTTCCCGCTCCGCCCTTGGGCGATATGCGACGGATTTCCGGGAGGTCGCTACGCACCTGCGGGAGACCAGAGAGGTAGCCGCCGGGTTCGCGGCCGAACTCGGCGTCGTTCAAGAAGGCGAGGCCCATCTGGTCCTGGTGCAGATGGTCCAGTCCATGATGATGCGCCTAGGCATGGCGCGTCTGAAAAACTCCGAGACGGAAGACGATGCCAAGGAGCTGATGTTCCTGGCCAAGACCATCCGCGACCTGATGGCCAGTACCAAGGATCGGGAAGCCCTGAAAGCCCAGCTTGCCAAGGAAATCGCGGCGGAGAACAAGGCAAAACTGGACGGCCTGGATGAAGACGCCGACGCGGAACCCGCCAAAACCGTCACCATGCGCGAGGCCCTGGATATGGTGCGCCGGCACCTCGGGTTGACGTGATGACAGCGCCGGCTCCGGCCCTGACCCTTTACCCCTATCAGCGACGCTGGTTCGAGGATCGGTCGCGCTTCAAGATCGGCATGTTCGCCCGTCAAACAGGCAAGACCTTCACCACCTGTCTGGAGATCGTGGACGACGTCTTCGAAGCCGAGGCGGAAGGGCGGCGCACCCGATGGGTGATCCTGTCGCGCGGTGAGCGTCAGGCCAAGGAAGCGATGGATGAAGCCATCAAGCCCTTCTGCCGGGCCTATCAAGAGCTGTTCGCTGCGGTCCTGAAGATCGAACCCGTGTTTCGGGAGTATGAGTGGCAGGGCCAAGAAGTGCGGTGCAACGCGCTTGAGGTGACCTTCCCCGGCGGATCGCGCATCACGGCGCTTCCCGCCAACCCGGACACCGCGCGAGGCTTCAGCGCCAACGTGTTCCTGGATGAGTTCGGCTTTCATGCCGATAGCCGGCGCATCTGGGCGGCGCTGTTCCCGGTCATCTCCAACGGCTACCGGCTGCGCGTGGTCAGCACCCCCAACGGCAAGGGCAACAAGTTCCACGACCTGGTCACCGGTCAGGATGACCGCTGGTCACGCCATGTGGTGGATATTCACCGGGCTGTCGCCGAGGGCCTTCCCCGTGATATCGACGCTCTGCGTGAAGCCCTGGGCGATGCCGATGCTTGGGCGCAAGAGTACGAGTTGCAGTGGCTGGATGAGGCCAGCGCATGGCTGCCCTATGACCTGATCGGTGCCGTCGAACATCCGGCCGCCGGCGACCCGATACACTATCAGGGTGGCGCGTGTTTCCTTGGCAATGACATCGCCGCGCGCAACGACCTGTGGGTGACCTGGGTTCTGGAAGCGGTGGGCGACGTGTTGTGGACGCGCGAGGTCGTGACCCTGAGGCGCGCCTCGTTCGCTGAACAGGACGCCACCATGGATGATCTGTTCCAGCGCTACCGCGTGGTTCGGCTCGGCATGGATCAAACCGGCATGGGCGAAAAGCCGGTGGAGGATGCCAAGCGCCGCTATGGCGAGAGCCGGGTCGAGGGCGTGCTGTTCACTGCCGCTAACAAGCTGATGCTGGCGACGGTGGGCAAGGAAGCCTTCGAGGATCGCCGCGTGCGCATCCCGGCCGGCGACCCGGCCTTGCGCGCGGATCTGCACAAACTGAAAAAGGTTACCGGCCCGACCGGGACGCCCCGCTTTGTGGCGGAGAGCGACGGCACGGGCCATGCCGACCGTGCCTGGGCCGGGTTCCTCGCGGTCCATGCGGCAACCGATGCAACCTATCAACCCTATGCCTACATCCCCGTCCGTGCGGACCACGCCTCCCGGCAGGTGCGGCTGACCAGCGGTCTGCGGGCACGGCGGGGCTCATTTTAGGGGAGCGCCATGGCGCGCACGTCCACGATCCTCGGGCCGGATGGCCGGCCGATCCAACGAACCGCCTTGACGCAAACGGTGGCGGCCCCGGCCTTGACCGGTGTGCGGCAGCCGTTTTCGGGCACCGTCGTCACCGGTCTGACGCCGGAGCGGCTGGGCATGATCCTTCGGCGCGCCACCCAGGGCAGCGTCACCGACTATTTGACCCTGGCCGAAGAAATGGAAGAGCGCGACCCTCACTATGCGGCGGTGCTGGGGACGCGCAAGCGGGCGGTGGCGGGCGTCGAGCCCGTCGTCACGCCGGGCGACGACAGCCCGCGCGCGGGGGAGATCGCCGACTTCGTGCGCCGGACCATCGTCGATCAACCCTGGTTCAACGGCATGGTCATGGATCTGCTGGATGCCCTGGGCAAGGGGTACGCCGTCTGCGAAATCCTCTGGCAGACCGGCACCCGGTGGGTGCCCGCCGCCTGCCCGTGGCGAGACCCGCGCTATTTCGTGTGGGACGAAACGCGCACCGTGTTGCGTCTGGCCGAAGACGGCATGCTCTACGGCGTGGATTTGCCGCCGGGCAAGGTCATCGTCCACATGCCACATATCAAAAGCGGCTTGGCCGTGCGGGGCGGTTTGGCGCGTTTGGTGGCGTGGTCGTATTTGTTCAAGACCTTCGCCCTCAAAGACTGGGCGGCCTTCGCGGAGGTATACGGTCTCCCGCTGCGGTTGGGTCGGTACGGTCCGGCGGCGACACAGGCGGACATCGACACGCTGGTGGCCGCCGTGGCCGGTATCGGCACGGACGCCGGGGCCGTGCTGCCCGAAAGCATGCGGATCGAGTTCCAGGGCACCGGCGAGGGCCGGGGCGGCGGCGACCTGTTCCAGCGGCTGGCCGAGTACTTGGACGGCCAAGTCAGCAAGGCCGTCCTGGGGCAAACCATGACGACGGACGACGGCGCATCGCTGTCCCAGGCGCAAGTCCATAATGGCGTACGGATCGATGTGGCCCAGGCGGACGCGGCGGCTCTGGCCAACACGACCAATCGAGACCTGGTGCGGGTGGCCGTCGATTTGAACTTCGGGCCGCAGGACGCCTATCCCTGGCTGTCTTGGCCGGTGACCGCCCCGGAGGACACCGAGGCCGTGACCAAACAGCTCACCGGCCTTGTGCCGCTGGGCTTGCGGGTGCGGGCCGAGGACGTGCGCGAGCGCCTGGGCTGGGCCGCGCCCGAAGACGGAGACGCGGTGTTGGGCGGTTCGGGAGGCGATATGGTGCCGTCGCCCGATCCGGCATCGGCCCCGCAGCGTGCCGTCGGCGCTGCACCGGCGGCCGTCTCCGACCCCATTGAGGACGGCTATGCGGCCATCGCCGAAGCCCTGGACCATGACGACTGGGAGGTGATGGCGCCGTCGGTGTCCGCCGTCCTGGACGCGGCGGACGAGGCCGATGATCCCGACGATCTGGTTGAGCGTCTGGCGCGCATGATCGAGGGCGGGCGGCTGGACAGCCAGGCGCTGGCGGAGCGGCTGGCGCGGTCCACCCTGCTGGCCCGCGCCCTGGGTGACGCGCCCGATCCTCCCGCCGAGGCAGACTGATGGCCAAGCGTCCTCGACGGCAGCCCTTGCCCGACCACTCGGGCTATCGCTTCGGACACCTGATCGACCCGACCACGGCCGAGTTCCTGCGCGCGAAACACCTAATGCCGCGTTGGGACTACGACGAAGTCCTGTCGGAGGAACAGGCGTTTGGCTTCATGGTCGCCAAGATCATGGATCTCGACATCTTGCGGGACCTGCATGAAAGCCTCGTGAACGCCCTTGAAGCCGGCATCCCGTTCAAAAAATGGCGCCGGGACCTGGAGCCAACGCTCCGGGCCAAGGGGTGGTGGGCGCGCCGCAACGTGATCGACCCGCGCACCGGCCAGGTGGGGACGGTGGACCTGCGCCGACCCTGGCGCCTGCGGGTGATCTACGACAGCACCATGCGCTCGGCACGCGCCGCCGGGCAATATCAGCGCGCGCAACGCACCAAAGCCGCCTTGCCGTATTTCGTCTACGAGTTGGGACCGTCAAAACGACACCGTCCCGCCCACGTCCGGTTACGCGGTCTGACCATGGCGGTGGACAACCCCGCCTGGGACACGCTGATGCCCCCCAACGGCTGGAATTGCAAATGCCGGGTGCGGCAAATTACGGCCGCCGAGGCCGCACGGCGCGGATTGACCGTGCAAACATCGGTTTCCCTGCCGTCCCGCACCGTGCGCCACAAGATCACCGGACGGCGCATGACGATCCCCGAAGCCGTAGACCCGGCCTGGGCACGATCGGGCGGGCCGTTGCGCGCTCGCGCCTTGGACGACGCCCTTTCCGACCGGCTGGCGGCCTTGCCGGCACGCATCGGACAAGCGGCCCTGCATGATTTGGCGCGCGGGCCGTCGTTGCAGCATTTGGTGGAGCGCCCGACCGCCGGGCGTGCCCATCCCATCGCGCGGTTGGCCGACGACGTGGCCGAGGCATTGGGCGCGACAAGTCCGGTGGTGACCTTGTCCGGGGAGACGTTGCAAAAGCAGCACAGCCATCATCCCGAACTGGGGCAGGTCGATTACCGGACCTTGCCCGAGCGCATCCATGGTGCGGTGGTGATCATTCGCAACCGACCGAACAGCTTCTTGGCCTTGCGGCCGTCGGAGGCCGGGGGCAAGGTCGTGATCGCTCTCAAGGTCACACGCCAGGGCATCCCGATGCTGGTCAGCACGTATCGTGCCGACGCGGCGTTTCTGGATCGGATGCGTCAATATCCGGTGGTCTGGGGATCCTGGCCGGAGGATTGAGGGCGCGCGGTGGGGACTGCCCGATCACCCACATTGCGCTCCGGCGCCGACGGCACCGTGCTACGGCAGGCAGAATCACCGTGTCGCACGCGCCCTCACCCTTTTTATATCACACCCGCACCGATCGTGCAGCTTGAGAAACGCTCCGACCGCGCCCCAGGATGCGTACCACGCGTTTTGGGCTTAACGGGGGCGCACTGTCCCGAGACCCCGTTTAAAACCCCGTTTAAACGACCGGCAATCGGGCAGTCTCGACACCGACCCGATGTGCCGCGCGGCGGCCGGGCGCCCTGAACGCCTTCAGGGAGATTGTCGACGCCCCGAGGCGGCAGACTGCCCCTCATGGACACCTCGACGCATACCCCGGCCCCGTTGGCCGCGATCGCCGTCGCCCCGCAGGCAGGGGACGGCGCTGCATCGCCCGTACCTGACTGGATCGAGATCGTGCCCGCCGGTCGCATGATCGGCAAGGACGGACGGGGCCCCTATCACCTGGGCGACCCGCATCGTGTGGTCGCCGACTTCGAGCGCCGTCGCGCCGCCAACAAGGCGGACATGATGATCGATTGGGAGCACGGCTCGGAGTGCGCCGGGGCCGACGGCGGCGCCCCGGCCGCCGGTTGGATCGACCGCCTGGACGTCCGCGACGGTGCCGTCTGGGGGCATGTCTCCCGATGGACGCCGCGCGCCGCCGCCCAGGTCGCGGCCGGTGAATACCGCTACCTCTCCCCCGTCATCCTGCATCTGCGGGACGGGGAGATCGTGGGCGTCCGCTCGGTCGGTCTCGTCTCCGATCCCAATCTGGCCGTGCGCGCCCTCAACCGCGCCGATGCCGGCGCATCCCCCACCATGGAGCCCGAGCCCGTCATGCCCGATTCCGCCCCCGTTCCCGATCTGTCGCCCCTGACCAGTGCTCTTGGCCTGGTCACCGGTGCCTCCGTCTCCGCGATGTGCGCGGCCGTCGATCGTCTGAAGGGCGATGTAACCACCGCTCAGCAGAAAGCCGAAGCCCCGGACCCCGAGCGGTTCATTCCCAAGGCCGACCACCAGAAGGTCAAGGATGAGCTGGCCAGTGCCCAACGGGCCCTGAAGGATCGTGACGATGCGGTCATCGAGGCCGAAGTGCAGGCCGCGATCCAGGCCGGAAAGGTTCCCCCCGCCGACAAGGACTATCACGTGGCCGCCTGCAAGACCGAAGGCGGCCTGGATCGGTTCCGCAAGGTAGTCGCCACGGCCCAGAGGGCTGCCGTCACAAAGCCGGTCACCCTGCCCGCGCGGCCCGCCGGCCAGGGCGGCATGACGCCCCAGGCGGCCGCACAGTGCGCCCAGGCGTACCGCGCCGAGATGGCCGCCAAGGGCATCACGGTCTCCACCTCCGAGGCCGTTGCGCATGTGATGGGGAGCTGAGTCATGCCACCGCTTTCATTCACGGCCGCCGCCGCGATCTACGCCCATCGGATCGTCGCGGCCACGGATACCGAGGGGGTGGTCGCGCAAGGCGCCGCCGATACCGATGCCCTGATCGGGGTTACCGGGCCGCGCGGGACCGAGGCCGCCGACCGGCGGGTCGATGTGTTCCTCGGCGGCCCCCAACAGGTCACCGCCGGCGGCGTCTTCGCCTTCGGCGATCCGGTCACCAGCGACGCCGAGGGCAAGGCCGTGGCGGCGGCGCCGGAGACCGGTGTCAACGCCCGCATCATCGGCATCGCGCTTGAAACCGGCGCGGCCGACGCCCTGACCCGCATCCTGATTCTGCCCGGCGTGATGCAGGGCGCCTGATCCTAAACCGACGGAGCCCACCATGGCCGACGATGCCTATCAGTACACCGAAGACCCGGTTCTCACCGCCATCGCTATCGCCTACGCCAACCCGGCGCGCACGCTGATCGCCGACAGGGTATTGCCGCGCCGCACGGTCGGCGGCCTGAAGTTCTCGTGGACGCGCTATCCTCTGGGGCAGTCCTACACGCCGCAAGACACCCGCGTCGGACGGCGCTCCCAGGTCCGCACCATGGAAATCGGCGGCAGCCGCGATACCAGCGAATGCGAAGACTATGGCATCGCCATTCCCCTGGATCAGGACACCATCGACGAAGCCGCGCGCGTCGGTCACGACCCCCGCCGACAGGCCGCCGAAGTGGCCAGCAACATCATCCTGCTGGACCGGGAAAAGCGCGCCGCCGAAACGGAGTTCGCGGCGGACAACTACGACGCCTCCCTGACCGAGGTCCTGTCCGGCACCGATCAGTTTTCGGATTACGACAACAGCGATCCCTACGGCCGACTGACGGACGCGTTGAACGCCTGCTTGGTCCGTCCCACGCACCTGGTGTTCGGCCAGACCGCCTGGGCCACAACCCGCCGTCACCCGAAACTGGTGCAGGCGGTCAAGGGGCAGGCGGTCACCGAGGGTGTCATCAGCCGCCGGGACCTGGCCGAACTGCTGGAAGTCCAGGAGGTGGTGGTGGGCGAAGGCCGGGTGAACATCAACCGGCCGGGCCAGGACGTGGAGCTGACCTACCTGTGGGGACCGCACGTCGCCGGTCTGTACCTGGACCCGACCGCCAGCCCCGAGGCCGGCGGCATGACCTGGGGCATGACCGCGCAGTACGGCACCCGCGTCTCCGGAACCAAGACGGTCGATATGGGCCTGCGCGGCGGCGAGTTCGTGCGCGTCGGCGAGACGGTCAAGGAACTCGTCATCGCCAAGCACGCTGGGTTCTTCCTCGAAGACGTCGTGGCCACGGATTGAGCGGAGACCTGATCCATGACCGATCCCCAGACCGTGACCCGCGTGGTCAAGACCCGCATGCGCCATGACGGCCGCCGCTACCGGCCCGGCGACGAGATCGCCCTGACCCCGGCCCAGGCCGCCCGCCACGAGGCGCGGGGGCATGTGGCGACACCGGAAACGGCAAGCGCTGTCCGCAAAAAGCAGGGCACGCAAAAACAAGGCAATCAAACGTCATGACCTACGCCACCGTCGACGATCTGATCACCACCCACGGCCGGGACTGGTTGGACCGGGTGGCCGACCGCGATTTCGACGGGACGGCCGACGACGCCGTGGTGACGGCGGCGCTCGATGAGGCCGGGGGCATGATCGATGCCTATCTGGGCGCGCGGTGGGGGCTGCCGTTGGACGCGGTGCCGGAGATCCTGCGACGGGCGGCGGTAGACCTGGCGGCGCGCATCCTGTGCACCCATCCCGGCGATCTGACCGATGACGTCAAAAACCGTGCCGAGCGCGCCGACGCCCTGTTGCGCGACCTGTCGGCGGGGCGCGCGGCCTTGCCTGCGACGGCAGTGCCCGGCTCGGCGTCGGGCGAGCCGCCCCGTCCGGTGGTCATGACCGGTCCGCGACGCTTGATGACGCGCCAGACGCTACGGGGGGTCTGAGAGATGGTCGGCGTTCAAATGGACCTCTCCATGGACGGTCTGCGGCCGGTGTTGGAAGCCCTATCAGGCTTCGGCGGCGGGGATCGTCGCGCGGTGCTGGAGATCATGGGCGGGATCGCCGAAAGCGCGGCGCGGCGCCGGTTGAGCGAGGACCGAGAAAGCCCCGACGGCGACCCTTGGGCGCCGTGGTCCGATGCCTACGCCAAGACCCGCCACGGCAACCAGTCGCTGCTTCAGTCCGAAGGGCACCTGATCGACAGCCTGCAATCGGTCGTCAGCGGCGACGACACGGTGTTGGTGGGCAGCCCGCTCGTCTATGCCGCGATCCACCACTTCGGCGGCGAGCCGGTGGGGACGGCCATCCCAGGGCGGCCCTACCTGGGCCTGAGCACCGACGACCAGGCCGAGATGATGGCCGCCGTCGAGCACTTCGTGTGGGAGCGCTTGCCATGATCGACGACCCCCTCAACGGCTTTTTGGACGCCGTTACGGCGGATTTAAAAGCCCATTTTGGGCACGGCCTGCGCCAATGCGCGCGCCACGCCGGGCGGTTCGACACCGCCGAGTTGGAGCGGTTTGGGACCTCAGCCCCGGCGATCCTGGTGGCCTTGCTGGGGGTCGGCCCGGGCGCCGAGGCAGGCGACGGCACGGTGGATCACGTCCTGCGCCTGGGCGCCTTCGTGGCCGCCGCAGACCAGGGCCGCGCACATCGCGATACGCTGGCCGTCGGTCTGGTGGGATCGGTCCTCACCCGCTTGCCGGGGCAGGTCTGGGGCCGGGACGACACCCATCCGGTGGCCGCGCGAACCATCCGCGCCACGAATCTGTATGCCTCGACCCGAGGACGCGGCGTCGCCTTGTGGGGTGTGGAGTGGCAACAGGCGATCCGCCTCGGGGCACCGGATTTTGTAACCTGGCCCGGCACGCTGGGCTCCCTGGTGGCCGTCGGCCCCGGCGACGAGACCGTGGTGTGGGGCGGGCTTGACGATGGCTGACGCACTGGGCGGCGGCCGGGGGTTCGGTCTCGCCGAGGCCAACCGCCGCATCGGCAACATGGTCCGCTATGGCCGGGTGGTGGCGCTCGATCCCGCCGCCGCTCGGGTCAAGGTCCAGACCGGCAACAACGTGACCGCCTGGGTCCCCTGGACCACCGGCCGGGCGGGCCAGGATCGCGACTGGGCGGCGCCCGAGCCCGGGGAACAGGTGGTGCTGTTGGCGCCTTCCGGCGCGTTGGATCAGGCCGTGGTGATCCCGGGCGTCTATCAGTCCCGCCACCCGGCACCGGGCGACAGCGCCGACGTCCGCCGCACCGTATTCAAAGACGGCACCATCCAGGAATACGACCGCGCCGCCCATGCGCATTTGCTGGACCTGCGCGCCTGCGACGGCTCGGCCCGCGTGCTGACCGGCGATGCCGACATGCTGATCGCCCACGATCGCATCGAACTGCGGGTGGGCTCCTCCGAAATCGTCATCGTCGACGGCAACATCACGATCCGGGCGGACCGGATCGACCTGAACCCGTGAGGCCATGCCATGCCCGGCGCCGTCCGCCTAACCGACATTTGCACCGGCCATGGTTGTTGGCCGCCAAGACCAAACGCCGGGGCCAGCGACGATGTGTTTGCGAACGCGCTCGGCGCCCATCGGGTGGGGGACGCTTGGCAACCGCACACCTGCCCGAAGATCCCGGAAACCCACGCCAGTGTGCAGGCCTCCGGAAGCCCCGACGTGTTCGTCAACGGTCGAGCCTGGGCGCGGGTCGGCGACGGCATCGCCTGTGGCAGCCGTAATGCCACGGGCTCCCCCAACGTCTTTCTGAACGGGTGAGATCATGAGCGAAAAGCAAACCTACACCGTCGCCACCAAGCAGCCGCTGGCCATCCTGGGTCGGCTGCGCGCGCCCGGCTCCACGGTAACGCTGCACCCCAAGCAGGCGGCCGCGCATCTGCGCACCGGTGCATTGGTGGACGCGGCCGCTACCGTCACGGCCACGAAAACGAAGACCAAGGCGAAAGCCACGGCGGCCACCGCAACGGCGGCGAAGGGTTGATTCGGCCATGATCGGATCCTCCGCCGCCACGGGCCGTGAACTGAGTGGGATGAACCATCTCACCCAGTCCATTGCGGACATCATCCTGACGCCGATCGGCAGCCGGGTGATGCGCCGCACCTATGGCTCGCGGGTACTGGATCTGATCGACGCGCCCACCGGCCAGCCCACCCTGGTGGCGGTCACGGCGGCGGTGGCGGAGGCCCTGGAGACCTGGGAACCGCGCTATCGCCTGGATCGCCTGCGCATGGATCAGGCCGGCGCCGATGGCGTGGTCACCCTGACCTTGATCGGGCATCTGACCGAGACCGGTGAAGAAGCGGTGGTTCAGGTCTCCACGGCCACGGCACGGGAGTCCATCGCATGAGCCGGTTCGATCACGTCAACCTCGCCAAGCTGGGCGCCCCTGAAATCCTTCAGGTGTTGGATTTCGAGACCGAACTGGCCGCGCTGCTGGCCGCGTTTGTGGAGCGGTATCCAGATTACTCGGCGGCGTTGGAGAGCGAGCCGGTCCAGAAGCTGGCGGAAGCGGTCGCGTACCGAATCATCACCAAGGCCGGAGAGTACAACGACGGCGCAAAAGGGCTTTTGTTGGCCTATGCGACCGGATCCACCCTGGACCACATCGCGGCCGCCATGGGCACGGCACGCCAGGACGATGAGGACGACGACAGCTTGCGTGTCCGCGCGCAACTGGCGTGGGAGGCCCTGTCCACGGCGGGGCCGGAGGGCGCCTATGTCTATCACGCTCGGTCGGCCGATCCGCGCGTGCGCGACGTCTCGGTCGCCAGTCCGACGCCGGGGACGGTGGTCGTTTCGGTGCTCTCGACTGAGGGCGACGGCAGCGCCCCGGCCGATTTGGTGGAGGCCGTGAAAGCCAAGGTCTCCGCCGACGACGTCCGCCCGTTGACGGATATCGTCATCGTCCAGCCGGCGGAAATCCTGCCTTACACGGTCGAGGCCGTGCTGAGCATCGCCGACGGCCCGGACCCGGAGGTGGTGCGCGCGGCCGCAGAAAGCCGCTTGCGCAACACCGTCGAGGCCGCCCACGCCCTGGGCGGCATCGTCAGCCTATCGGCCCTTTATGCGGCCCTGCATGTGGAGGGTGTGATCTCGGTCATGCTCGCCAGTCCGACCACAGCCATCGTCGCCGAGGACACCCAGGCGCCCTATTGCACGGCGGTCACCGTCTCGGCGGAGGGGTCCCATGGCTGATGAGATCGCGACCCTGCTGCCCCCCAACGCGACCACGTTGGAAAAGGCGCAAGACATCGCCGCAGGTGCCCGGATCAGGGCTTTGGACCTGTCCGTGATCCGCACGCTCAAGACCCCGGAGACCTGCCCGGCCGAGCTGTTGCCTTGGCTGGCGTGGGAATACTCGGTCGATACCTGGACGGCCGATTTGACCGAGGCGCAAAAGCGGGCGGTCATCCAGGCCGCGCCGCGCCTGCATCGCATCAAGGGCACCCCGGCGGCCGTCAAGCTGGCCCTGGCGGCGATCGGCCTTGCGGGGGCCGAGATCATCGAAGGGTTGCCCGCTTTGCGTCACGACGGAGAAGCCCTGCGCACCGGCCGCCACACCTACGCCGGTCATCGCCGCTGGGCCATGTTCCAAGTCTGGGCCGATCTGGGCAACGATGCAGGGCTGGACGCGGCCCAAGTGGCCCGCATTCGTGCGGTGATCGACCGCACCAAGAACGCGCGCTCTCACCTGCACGCTCTGGGCTTTCGCGCCAACGTGCATGTGGTCAAGACGCGACCGGACGCGGATCACCTGGATCTGGCCGTGCGGTTGGACCTGCGCGGGCGCCAGGGCGTGCGCGACGGTCGGTTCCGGCGTGGCGGCACCCGTCTGCCCGACCGCAGCGGGGCCATCACTTACGACGGGCGCACGCTACGGGGCATCCCGCACATCACCGAAACGATCCGCTACCGGGAAGGCCACTTGATCGCGGACCTGCCCTTGCGGGTCGGCCTGACCGGCACCCATGTTCGCCCGCCGGTGTTGCCGCGTGACGGGCGCCTGCGGTTCGACGGTTGGGCGGTTCGGGGACGGCCCATGGTGACCGTGACGCCGGACCCCGTGGTCATCCGTCGCCTCTTGCCGCGCGACGGCTCTTTCATGCGCCAGGGCCACGGGCCGCACCGCGACGGCACACGGTTCTACGGGGACGGCCTGACGCGGGGCAGCCGACATAGCCATGGCGTCACGACCGAGAGGATCCCCGCATGATCACCCATGGCTACTACCAAAGCCTCGCCCGCTTGCAGCAGGGCGACCAGACCGCACGCATTACGCAGATCGGCTTCGGTTCCGACGGCGCAGCGGAGCACGAGACCGACACCGCCCTGTCCGACGCGGTCCTGAAGGACATCGACACGGTGGAGGCGGACCCGGCCAACCCCCGGGTGATCCGCTTCCGCTGGTCTCTGGCCATGACCGAGGCCAACGGCCTGTCGATCCGCGAAATCGGCCTGTTCACCGCCGACGGTCTGATGGTGGCCCGCAAGGCGCGGGCCTCCGCCATTGAAAAAACGCCCGACATGACCCTGGGCGATTGGTTTGCATTGGAGCATTGACGATGGCGAGTATTCCCAAGGTGACCGATCCCGGGTTCCCGGATATCCACGTTTTGGAGGAAGGCGAACCGGTGGTCGGCGGCCTGGACGGCGTGGACAATCTGCCGCACCGCCAGTTGGCCGAACGCACCGACCATTTGCGGGCGCGGGCCGAAGCCCTGGAAACCGCTCGCGCCGACCACGAAGATCGACTGGCGACCGTAGAGACCAGCGGGTCGGTCAGCGTGGGGCGCGCCTTTCTGCTGTGGCAAGGGCTGTCCGACGAAGGCGCGGCCTATGAGCTGTTCGGCGACGCCGCCTATTCCTGGCGCGACGTGACCCCGGTGCCGGTGCTGGAAACCATCGCCGGAGACGAAAGCCTGGACGTGGACGGAACGGCCGGGCTGGCGGTCGGCGGGCATTACGTGCTGTTCGATCCCTCTTCGGGCACCGTGCATGAAACGCTGGAACTCGCCCAGGTGCTGACCGCCCGGCGCGTGCGTGCCACCGCCCCCCTGACCCATGCCATGACCGACGGCCTGCTGGCGCGCACCAACTGGACCATCAACCCCGGTCACGCCCTGGCCGCATCCGGCACCTTTTTCAGCGAGCCTCTGCGTACCCTGCGCTATGACGACGACGGGCGGGTTCTGATCCGCCGCGATGCCGGAGACGGCACCCTGAGCGTACAGGCGCGGCGCGTATCCGATCCGCGCACCGGCTGGGTGGACTGCCCCCTGAAGACCAGTGCCGCCACCGCCGCCGGGGACGTCGACCAGGAATACACCGTGCCCCTGGGCGGCACGATCGAACTGCGCATCGACAGCATGCCGGGCGAAGACGGCGCCGCCATTCGCATCGAGCACATGGTGTTGCTGACCAGCGTGCGCGCCGAACGCGCCGACGCCGTGCGCCGTCCGACGGCCGTCGCTCCCGCCGACGGCGCCACCGACGTCATGGAAACGCCGGTGCTGGAAACGGGGGCGTATTATTCGCTTTACGGCGTGCCCCAAGCCGGTTTTGACGTGCGGATCGCCACCGATGCCGACATGGCCAACGTGGTGTATTCCGGCACCGAAGACACCGCCGCCGTCCGCCACACCGTCGCCGCCGGGCATCTGATCCCGGACGGGGTCTATTGGTGGCAGGCCCGCCATCGGGATGCAGAGGGAACGGGGTCGCCGTGGTCGGCGGCCGTCGGCTTCACCACCGGCAGCGTCTTTCAATACGTGCGGCCGCCGCTGATCGGCGCCCCGGCCGCCGACGCCACCGGCGTGAGCCTGACGCCCACCATCGTCACGGTCCCGTTCGCCCCCGTGGGGGCCGAAGATACGCACGCCGCCAGCCGCTATCAGATCGCGACCGACGGCGCGTTCACGGCGATCGTCTACGATAGCGGCGAAAGCGCCGACCTGACCGCCCACCCCGTGCCGACCGACAGCGCTTTGCCGCGCAACATGTCTTTGTTCCTGCGGGCACGACACAAGGGCGCAACCATCGGCTGGTCGGATTGGTCCATGCCGCGCGCGTTCACGACCTGCAACACGGGCAACGCGCCGACCATCACCGGCCCGACGGCGGGCGCAACCATCGGCCTGACGCCCACCATCACGCTGTCGGCCTACGCCATGCCCGGCGGTAGTGACGCGCATGTTGCGTCGCAGTACCGCATCACCTCCGCAGACGGCCAGACCACCCTGTACGACAGCGGCGAGGTCCCCGACCTGACCAGCCACACGGTGGCCGAGGCCCTGCCGACCCTCACCGATGTGCGCATCACCGCCCGCCAAAAAGGC